AGGATGGTCTGTAGCTGAGTTAATTCTCTAGCTTGCACAGCATAACTTGGACGGAATAGGATTCTATAGAATTTACTATTCTCATCAAAATCATCATTATACGGTTCGGTATTGAAGTCTAACATTGTTTAGCTCTATCCTGTTTAATCTTTATTATTTATTAGAACTTAATAACAGTTCTAAGGGTAACTGTTTCATCAGCAGTTGGGGTGAATGCTTGTTTGTTATCAATAAACATTAAGTCACCAGAGTATTTATCTATCGTAGGTGGTGTGACCGCAGAAACTGTGAATAAATCGCCATCTTCATTGGCTAAGTTATTACCAGAAACCAACACATCATTATCTAAAGATTGCAGCAATAATGATGCTCCAGTATTAGTAACTATTCTAAATCTCTTTGATTCACCAGACTTTGTAATAATTGTATCTACTGGGAATAATGTAGTATTTGCAGTACCAGAAATAGCCCAGCATGCTGATGCTAAAACCGAAGTCAGTGGGTTTGTATTCCCATATTGGCGTGGGGATTTAATAATACCCAACTGTCGATAGTCGTTGTTAACATCAAACCCTTGATTTCTATCCTGAGATATATTACTGAAGAACATTAAAGTTCTTCCAAATAAGTTATTCAGTGCTTCTTTACCATAACCACCATATGGACCAATAATCGCACGTGCCCTTGCACCATAACCAGAACCAGTAATAGTAATATTCGCCCAACGATATCCAGAACCATAGTTTGTCATGGTAATCTTTTCAATTCTACCATTTGATAGAACTGCAGTCGCAGTTGCACCAGAACCATCACCAGTAATAGTGATGGTTGCCGCACCATAACCATATCCACCAGAAATAACTGGACAGTTCATAATACGTCCATCCACTGTCAACAGTTCAATATTTGCCTGTAGAGTATTAACGTCTCCAGGAGATAAATCTGCAACAACTTCAGCTCCAGAACCATCACCAGTTACGTTAAGATTAGCGTATGTGTAACCTTCACCTGGATCATCAACCTGAAGACCAATTAACTGACCAAAAAGACCTTCGAACAAGAAACGTGCTGTACCATTTGACTGAGTCGATGTAGTATGTGTTGGTTCAGATACACCACTAGTTCCTGCTGTGGTGCAGGTATATAATCTATTACTATACCAAACTTTTAAACCAACAGTATATGCTGTACTTGCCTGCCACTGTTGACCGATAGTATCTGAAGCAAAAATTGGTAGAATTGATGCTTCAGTTTTCACTCCAGTAAAATAAGAAGATGCGCCAGTACCAGAATTACTTGAAATAGTAATGGTTGGATATGCTGAATATCCAGAACCATATTTAATATTTGAGGATGCTGTAGCTGCAGATCCAACATATGTTAATGTTGCTGGCATTCCAAGATATAATAAAGCAGCAGTTCCATTAGTTACAGTCCCAGTAGTATGAGTTGGAGTTGTTCCAGCAGAAGTTGTTCCAGCAGTAGTAACCTTATATAATCTATTAGAAACATATACTGTACTATTTAAAGTTAATGCAGTAGAAAACGCAAATAATGGAGAGTTAGTGGCAGTACCAGATAGATGAACTGGTGCAACTGAACCAGTATACCCAGCACCAGCAACAGTATATAATCTATTGGAGAAATAATATTGTTGTCCAATAGTTACGGCAGTTAAACCAGTCCAAAGATTACCAAATGTAATAGTCGGTGCAGTTAAGTAATCATATCCAGGATCTGTTAAATCCACACGAATAATAGTACCATTTTCATTAATAACTGCAATACCAGCTGCGGAAGAACCACTTCCACCAGAGAAATTTACTGTTGGTGGAGAACTGTATCCATTACCACCAGAAAGAACCTGAACATTTCTGATCATTCCATATAAAGTTATATCTGTAATAGTTTTAAATGTAGCATTACCATTTCCTAATCCAGTCCCAGCTATAGCAGCAGTAAATACGCTACCAACGCTATAAGTTACTCCACTGGTTCCAGCAATAGTATTCCACTGAGTATTAGTTGTGGTTCCAAGAGAAGCAAGTGTATATATTTTACCAATAGTGAAAGAACCAACATTAACTGTACTATTAGTAATAACAGCTTCGCCAGTTGGAGTTGTTCCAACATATTCTAATGAAGAAGAACCATTTGCAACAATACCTTTACGATGCACTGGACCAACTGTACTAGTAACCCCAGCAACTGCAACTTTATACACGTTATTTTGGAAAGTCAGTTTTTGGCCAACCAATACAGTTTGGGTTGACAACCATGTTGAAACCCCATCGAATGGGGGAGATACGCTAACAGTGGCAGATGTATATCCAGAACCACCCGAACCAGTTGTATGGTTAGTTAGATAAAGTTCTTCTCCAGTTGCATATCCATCACCCTGAACAGTAATACTTCCAGAAGAGTAACCAGATCCAGCCTGATTAATACGAACTGTTTTTAAACTACCTGCAGAGTAGAACTGATCACGTAAAGCAGTAACAACTGGCATGTACGTATCAGTTAAAAATTTATTTCTTAAAGCGATTGGAATTGTATAAAGAAATTTCCAAATATAACCATCGCTAGTTTGAATTGCATCAACAGTAGTGCCAGTTGGTTTGACTGTTGATGGTGTACTATTGTCATTATCTAAACACTGATATACGTTGAATTCATCAGTAACAACATAGAAAACCGCATCTTCTAATTTCTGTGTTCCAGAAGCAGCAACAGTAACCTTTGCAGCTGCCTGTGCATTAGATCCACCGCCACCAACAATAGTAACAGATGGAGCAGATGTATATCCAGTTCCACGTTGAGTCAATGAAATGTCGATAACTGCACCATCTAGAACAGTAGCTACTGCAGTTGCACCAGAACCATTACCATCATTATGATTAATATATTGTAAAGTGGCAGTACCATTTAGAACTGAACCACTAGTATGTGTTGGAGCAGTTGATCCAGTAATACCAGTATTTGTAACTACATAAACTTTATGATTGGTAGTACCAGTTCTCAACATCTGTCCGTAAACATATGATGTATTGGCAGTCCATGCCACAGAACCTTCTTTGCCAATATAAACATTAGGTGCAGAACCATATCCAAATCCACCATTACTTAAATCAACACCCTGAACTTCAGTTGAATACTGATCGTCAAACTGATCGTATGTAGTTCCTGAAACCCAATTGTTTCTAAGAACTACATATGCGATATCAGTTGGTTTAATTTCTTTTACTGTAATAATTTCATTACGAGTGCTTAGCTCATATGCATAACTATCAGTTGGGGTTGGTGGGGTTAACTCGTCTTCCCATGTCAATGTTCTACCCAAGAAATAATAGTATCTTGTGTATCGAGTGATAACCTCATTATATAAACCATCTGCAATAGAATTATGCAGAGTGGTCTTCATTAAGGAAGACGATATAGTCATATTATTTTTCTTCTAATTAGCTTACTGTAACAACCCAAGTGATAGCGATAGAGTCGCCAGCTGCTTTGTTAACTACTGGAAAAGTAGTGCGACACATTAAAGTACCGCCAGAACTGTTGTTTAAAATACCAGCTTCAGTAATAGCACCAGTACCAGTACCAGCTGCGAAAGTTGCAGTTGCAGTAACTGTGTTAGTAGAAGCAGTAAAAGCAGTAAGTGATACACGACCAGCCTCTGTGCCTAAAGTAGTATCACCAGCGATTGGTGTAGCAGTACCAGTACCGATAGCCATGTGGCTCATTACTGTTGATGCAGTACCTACCATACGACTAGCGATATAGTTTTTACCAACTGTAACAACTAAGTTGGGTACTTTCTTTGCTTCTTTTAGGTTACCGCTGCGATCAAAAACTGAAATTGTTAGTTCGCCATGGGCTCTTAAATTTTCTTGTAAATTCATAGGAATCTCCTGTTAGTAATTATCCTGTAAAGGCGGATTCGCCTGTTGTATAGTTTCCACTATCGTTTGCGAAATATGAACTGCTGATTGGGTATGGATCAATATACGGGTTTAACCATAGTGAACCACCGCTATCAGTTGCTGTTGCTTCTTGTAATTCTACGCCCTCATCATAGTTCGTAGTTGTACTATCAATAGACTTATTTAGGACAATGTATGGAACAGTTCTGGTGCTATTTGTACCAGTTGAATCATTCATTGTAACTGCACTGGTGTCAGCTATTTCAGTGTATAAACCAAGGTATAAGAAAGAAGCTGTTCCATTTGTTTCTACTCCTTCAGTGTGAGAAGGAGCAATGTTCGGGTGAGTAGTTCCAGTAACTGTTACCTCATATACATTATTACCAGATACATATCTACTTCCCACTAAAACTTCAACATTTCCTGGCCAAGTAATCCAAGTAGAATTTAAGTAATGTGAATCAAGTGCCTTTTCCATCTCAACATAAGGCATTGTTCTGGCACTATTTGTACCAGTAGTATCACTTAATGAGAATAAATCCGTATCTGCAGTAGCATTATCGTATAATAAGTGGATATTGTTTGTAGAGTTTAGTTCTTTAGTAATTTCAAGAGTACTAATACCTTTACGTGTTAGAGAGCTATACGCATAATCTATCGTAGCTTCAGATGGTTGAACATTATTATTATCTAATGTTGTTCCATCATTAAGATAGCTTGAATTGACAGTCTTTGTTACACCAAAGAACGGCACAGTTCTGGCACCATCTTCACCAGTCTCAGAACTCATAGTCACTGAAGATGTGTCAGCAGTTACGCCATCATATAGGTAATGAGTAGAAAGTGGTTTGCTAGTTACCAAGAAAGGAACAGTTCTAGTGCTATTAGTTCCTGTTTCAGAAGTCATTGTTACATGACTAGTATCTGCAGTTGTTCCATCATTTAGATAATGAGTGGCCAACGCTTTACCAGTATGTTTCGTACTAATAACATCATCAGTTTGGGCTTCGTCTTGGAAAGCCAATACCAAATACTTTAATGCAAATTCTAGAGAAGTGCCAGTATCAAATTCATTGCGAATATCAAACTCGCCAAACAATGCCATACCAGCTGGGTGTAGCAATGTTTTAACAGCAGAGCGATATTTGTCTAGACGTTCATCAATTTTAAGAACGTACGCAAATGCCTGATAGTAACGACTGTCCTGAATGTAAATAGCGTCATCCAAGAAACCATTATTAGATGTATAATATCCAGGATATTTTGCCAATGCACCAAGTGTAATTTTAACAACAGCTGGCTCATCTGGATCTAGAATTGTATATTTGTTATCAACAAAGAATTCACGAACAGTTTCACCAACGTATGTACCATCCCAATATTGTGTTACGTTATAATCTGTCTTGTTGATAATACCCTGTTCAAAGAATCCATTTGTGGTTTCTGAAAATGCAATAGAAGTACTTGGAGCAGTACCCGAAATTGATAATCCAGTGGCACCAGCAGTAGTTGCTGATGTTCCGCCATAAGGTAATAAGTTCGCAGTAAACTCTGTGGTATATCCAATACCATAACGAACAAATTCTAGTGCTTCAATACCACCAGTTGCATTTACACGAGAAACTTTAAGAATAGAACCAACACCTAGACCATTTCGAATTTCATACAATTCACCAACTTTAAACTTTTTACCGTTACGTTGAATCTCAATCTTAGAAGTTGTTGCCAAAATAGTAGCATCGAATGTGGTGCTATAACGAATTTTATCGCCAATATTAATATCGCCAAAGAAACGGCGATCTATGAATAACTCATAAATATTATCAGAAATTTGAACTACGTTATCTACTTCAACTTCAACATATTGACGCTTATCAACCTGTAAACGAATAATTCTATTTGGTGTGATAACATCAACTAATTTACCAACGACCATATCTGGGTCACCAGCATTAACATAAACGAAAATAGAAACGTCTTGATTCCAACGACCATCAGAAGCACGCAGAATTTGTGTTGATGGATAATCAACCACAACTTCTTTATTAAAGAGCATCTTAAACAATAATTTAAATGATGCTTCAGAACCTTTTGCTAGGTACTGATCTTTGATACGTTCTAATAGAAATCTTTCATTTACAACAGTATAAGGAATGTTATGTGCCAATTCATTCTTAAAATGTTCAAGAAAGGAATCAAGTGTTGTATCTAAATCTCTTAATTTTGTAAATTGAGTATCATAATTTTGATCAATAAACTCATAATACGCTTTTAAGAATTCAACGAATGTTGTGTAGTCTTCCCTGACGAACTCAGGAACCTGTGTTGGAAGCAGGGAAGATAACTTAGGTCGGTTAATCATTAGTTTCTGCTAGAAGTGAATACATAATTCTTACCACCACGTAAGTCACCATTCGCAGTTTTATCTGGAATTGCTGTTACAGTAAGGTGATCACGTGCAATTTGAGCAACTTGAGTGTATGCAGAAACTACGTCATTTGATTGTGGTTTGAAGGATATCTCCCAATCAATGTCACCAAGTGATGTAATATTTAGATTCTTTAAATTTAGTATACCATTGGCATAATCAACAGTACCAATTCTTGGATTTACAATAAACTTTGTTGAACCAGTAGTTGCATTACTGGCTGCCACATTATAATATATCTGAATATAACCAGCACCATCATCTTGTAAAAAATGTAATTCATCACTACCCTTAATATAAAATCCAGTTGAGGTCACTGCACCCTGTGGAACACCAGCAGTAAAGATTGGGTTAACTAGATTAAGAGTATACTCAGCTGATACATTATAACGTGGTGCAACTTTCCTGCGCATTAGAACTGTAGTAATATTACTTACAATTCCTGGTTCAGTAGTATCAATCAAACGACTTAGATGCGATTGTTTGAATACACTATCAAATTTCTGTAGATTAGCATCATCGTATCTAAAAATAGTATCAGTCACTAATGTGGCAATTTGTGAAGCAGTACGAATAGTTTTTCTATCATTATAATACACTGTTACATCTAAAGCAATATTAATGTATTCTGGATCAACAATTTCTGGTGTAATAGAAACTACGCTTCTTGAAGCAAGCAAAGTAGTTTTAATATCAGATTTTTGTTGTTGTGTTAATTTGGTTACGTCATATGGTTTTACGCAAATAAATGTTTTACCGTAAACTGGAGGATTATTATCTTCACCACCCCAAACAGAAACTGATTGAGCGTATGGGAATGCTGCGTAAATTAATGCTTTATAATCATCTGGAGTAACTGCACGATTTTGCGCAGCATATAATCTTGGAGCATTATATTTAATACTATCAATAGTTTCAACTTCATTACCACCAGCAGCAATACTTATTGTCGTAACAACTGGTGTACCACCAATTAAATTAGAACCACTATAAGTGAATGTTCGAGCACCATTTGCTTCAGAACCTCTAGTCACAAAATAGTCGAAGTGAACTACGTTACCGTTTGTTAAACCAGTTGAAATAATATTATCACCAAAAACGATTTCGTACAATCCACCATCTATTTCTTTAGTGAAGTAAACATTGCTATCAGAAGCCAATTCAACTAATGAAGTTGCGGCAATAAAGGTAGTGAAATTATCAGAAGTTGATGATTCTTGAACACGAACTCTTAATGTGGATAGGTCTGCATTTGCATTTGGAATAATATATTGTTGACCATCAGTTACAGTATATTTGAAATTTAATGGTGTTCCCTGAATCAATTCTAAATTAGTGAATGTATATAATCCACCAACTGGCACAATCGTAACTTCAGCAGCATTATAGAAAATATAATTTCTTCCCTCAATAACTGTATTGAAGGAACTATACTGAGGTAATGTTAAAGCAGAAGGAGTTTGGTTTGGACTATTAACTGCCATATTAACAATTGCTCTTGGTGCAACCGCAGAAGATGGGGTATAACCGAGCGACTTCGCCAATGATACTACGCTTGCACGTTTACTGGCTGAATCTAAGAACATCTCATTTACAGCCAAGTTTGTATACAAAGCATTATAGTGAGTGTTATAAGCCAGAACGTCCAATAGAACGGATAGTCCAGAACCTTCAAAATCATAATCAGTAAACTGATTTTGACCTTTCATAAAGTTCTTTAGGTTATTTTTGATTTGGTCAAAATCTAATTCACTGACCTGGATTCTTTTGCTGTCGATAGCCATATGTTATCTCGTTCTTGTAAGGATTAGGTCAACGATCAGCGGAACGCTGGTATTGACTATAACAAATTCTATTGTTACATAAATTGAGTTAGTATCTTGACTCATATTTACAGTAACATCTAATAAACGAACTCTTGGTTCGTAATTATCAATTGTTTGTTGAATGGCTCTTTTTATTAGAACTGGCAACAAAGGTGTTGCTGGCTCAAATAACAAAGACTTGATAGGTGAACCAATCTCTGGGTGAAATGGTTTTTCGTAGTTTGATGTTAAAACCAAATTACGAATAGATGCCTTAATTGCCTGTTCATCCACCTTTGTAGTTACATCTTTAGTAACTGGGTGTGCCAAAAAATTAAGGTCTAAATCTGTGAAAGTTCTAGTATTGCGTGCCATATACTTATTTAGTAGTTATCCTGCAAAAACATTCGGAGATCCTTGAGTAATTACGTTATCACCATAAGAATCGCCAATTCTTCCTAAAGGTAATCCACCTATTGTTACGGTAGAACTAGAAGAAAGGGTAGATGTATCTGGGATACATCCAGACTTTGGATGAGGTGCTACCAAGTTGCCATTTACTACAATTAAAATACCATTTGCTGTAACATTGTTTGTATTAGCTTGCCCACAAGAAGTCTGCATCGGCATACGACATTTATATCCAGTTCCGTCTGGAGAAAGAACAGAATCACCAGTTCTTGCTACGGAAGCCATTATTTAAGTCCTCTTGCTCTGGCTGCTGCAATAGCTGCAACCGCACTTGGATAAGACCAATGAACCCATTGATCCATGGTAACAGTTTGAACTCCACCACCAGTACCTGTAGTTGGATCTGGTGGTATGGTGACGCTAATAGTCATTGACTTCATTATACTAACTGGAGAAGGCATTTGATACTTTTCCAATGAGAAGAATTGTGTTGTTGTATTTCCTGGAAGAACTGCCAAACTTAAATCTGGGAGGACAAATCTGTAAAACTGATCAGGAAATGGATTTTGGTGTGAACCAGATATTCTACAAGTGCTGGCAGTAAGTTTTGTATAAGTTAAACCAAGTGCTGCCCAATTATATGTAGATGAATTGTTAGTAGCATCTGCATAAGTATAAACCATTGGGTCTAAAGGATCTTGATATTTACCTTGAAAATATAAATCAATTGAAAAAGGGATAGCCTCATAAACAGTTGGTAGATATGTATCAGGAACAACACCAGTTTCACCATCAATAATGAAGTTGAGTTCATCTGCAGGAACAGTGCTGAACCCACTTGCATTTGATTGTATTATTTTAATTGCCATTATACTAAGACAAATCCACCTTTAGGGAATGTTCCTGCAACAGTTTTATGATTATTCATCGTAAAGGTATGACCAGAATTACCCTGTGGTTTATATGCACAGTGGATCCAGAAAGAGTTTCCACCATTATCATATTCCATAATAATCTGATTCCAAGATTTTAATAGTGTAGTAATTTCAGAAGCACGTTGGTGGGTTTTAGCTTTACCGTCTTTAAACGAAATGTCACATGCACATCCACGCACATGATCTCCACCCTCTTTCTGATAACCGCCACCAGCAAGTTTAATACCTAAATCACCTGGATCAGTTGGACCAGTTGATGGGCGACGGAACGCTGACGTAATAATAAACGAATCTCTACCATACTTTTCAGCGATTGGCTCAAGTACATTATCACACAGACGTTTCAGATTAGCAACAATATCTTGTGGGGATAATGTTTCACCAGTAGTCATTTGATATGTCATTCTTGGAATACGAGTTCCACCTTTAGTTAAGTCACCAAGAGTAAAGTTCTTTGATAACCTCATACCAGCGTTGAACGCATCTGGCGACATATTAAGAATTGTGGAAACATCAGAAGAAACACCAGTTGCTGCTGAAGAACCTTTTGGTTTTTCAGTTTCTTTTGCGAACGTGTCACTAGTCACTGCAGATTTAGATAGGTCATTATTTTGAACACGATTTGCACGATAAGCATTTAGGTCACCGCCAGCTGGATCATTGTTCTCAAACGCAACTTCTGATTTACGTGTATTTAATGGTAATGGTGGTAATGAAGAAACTCCAGAAGTACCACGTGTCTCAATTGGCAATTCAATATCTGCCTGACCAGCATGTTTGGCTACTTTTGCTTCTTTAGATCCGTCTGCTGAACCAGCCTCACTCGAAGCACCATCGTTCAATTGCACAGAAGATCCATCAATAGCAACAGAACCACCAGCATTAATATCAATAGAACTACTACCACTTAAAGAAGCTACTGCTCCAGATTTAAGATTTAGGTTGCCAACACCTTCAAGATTTAACGCATCACCAGAAAGAATGTTTGTCTTATCAGTACTTTCTATATTAATAAGTGCATCTGATTTGATATAGGTATCAGTTCCACTCTCAAGAAATACTGCACCTAAAGATTTATTACTAATATTCCCCTCAGCCTCAGATATAATGCTACCCTGACTAAAAACATTCATATCTTTACCAGCCATTAAATTCAATCCAGTTTTAGCTTTGATATTAAACTGCCCTTCAGATTGCATATTAATTTTATTGGCTCTTAGATTAAATGTACCACCAATAGCCATATCTGCATTTCCACTTACGTTTACCGTAGCGTTATTGTAGATATTAATATTTGCTGCGCCAGAAACTTCTAAATTAAATACATTATCAGTTCTAAGGTTAAATGCACCATCAACTGTTACATTATATGCACCTTTAACATATACGAAACCATTACGTTCCATAATCTCAAAACCATCACCAACGATTCGATTTACTTGAGTTCCATTTGCATCAATTTCAGTAAATGTGCCAGCCTTGTGGTGGAAATTAATACGTTCAGCTTCTGGAGTATCATCAAATTCCATAATGTGACCAGACTCTGTCTGAGTAACTTTATTATATGGATATGCTGCGTTATATGGAACAGGAGATTGATCCCATGTACCTCCATTCGCAATGCGAACGCCAGTCTTTAGTGCTGCTTCTTTTTCAAGAACAATAGTTCTACCAAGATTATTTCCAAAGGCAAGACGATTGGTGTCTTGTTCATTTTTATACTTTGGATACTTACCATTAGGATCTTGGAATCCTTTGTTTGGGTCAACGTCAGTACCATTACTAATTGTTCCGTCTGCTTTTTTCTCACCGAGTGGTACTGGTTCTGGTTTTGTGGGCTCACCTTTAAGTTTAGTGAGCATTGCTTTTGCCTGCCCTGTTTCAGAGCCAGCAATCTTTTCTAGTTCTTTGACCAATCCACCAGAATTCAACGAAGACATTGGTAAACCAAGATTTGCAACCAAACCACTTAGTGAACCAGTTGGATTTTCAATCCCAAGATTTTGAGTGATCTCAGTAATATTGCCACCAAACTGAGTTAGTATGCTGGTTGCACCTCCAGTAATGCCACCCAATACTTTTGTAATGTCTGCGTTTAAATCAAATGATTTTGTTAATTCGCCAAACTGACTTTGAATAGATGACATGCTTGATAGTAAAGTTGCATCTAAATTACCTAGCCCACTTATACCCAACTCACCAACAACACTGCTTAGGTCACCAAGTTGATCTAGATTACCTAAATCTAAATTACCAAGATCTCCAAAACCTTTAAGACCATCTAAATTGATGGCACCACCAAGATCTGCTAGATTACCAAGATCACCTGCACCTGGAAGATCGGCTAAACCACCAAGATCATCTGGGTTTGGAAAGTCTCCTGGAACATCTCCGCCACCAGCTTGTGATGGTTCTGCTGCAGTTGTTGTTGAATCATCGGCTGGTAGATATTTTCTAACACCAGTATAATCACTACCTTTTTCTACTTTATCACCACCAGCAAGTGCGGTAGTTGGAGAAGGTTGTTTTGGATTATTTCTAAAATCCCACTCCTGTTGTAGAGTAGTCTTAATAGTGTCCCATTTTGTGTGAACTTTATTACCAGCTTTGTAGTAAGTTCCATTTGGTCCACCATATGGGTAACCCAAATGATACGGATCTTCAATTGAAGCAAATTCAGCGGCAAGTGATTGACCAGCATCTTTTAAGAACGACTCATCACTTTTGTTTGGATTTTTATAGTAAGCAACCAGTTTAGGACGTTTACGTGCAACAAGGTATTCTTGACAGATAATGTCTTGAGTTGTTTCAGTAAATTTTTGATTAACGTCAATGTTAAGTGCTTGACAAGCAGCTTTTAAAGTGACAGGAATACATTGATACTTACCAACAGCGAATAACTTATCTGGACTTCCTGGAGGCAATGATTGCTTCTCCATAATATCCTTGATAGTCATACCAGTTAAAGTTAGTTTCTCACCACCGATTGAACCAGAACCCTTTGGCGCATTACTACCACGATTAAATGCATCATATGCAGCAGCACCCGATTCACCTTTGGCAATTAAGTTTGCAAGTGGACCAACAATAGATTCTTTACCATCAATAACTTTACCATCTTTAATATTATCAGCAGTTCCAGCAGCAGCTGGTGTATCACCAGCAGTTGGGTTTGTTGAACCATCTGGATCAGTACTTTGAATTTTAATCTTGCCTGGATCATCAGTGGCGTTTTCAATTTGAGCAACACCATTTAGTGTTCCCATCATAATTGGTAGTTGTTGGTCTGGATCCATGAACATAATAAGAACCCATGATCCTTCTACTGGACCGATGGGTGTAGAACCAATACCAGAAACACCAGCTGATGTTATTGGTGATACAGGGAATGCCCATGGAAGATCTTTTGTAGGCAGTCTTGTTTTGTCTTCAGTATGAAGACCAACAATACGAACCTGACAACGTCCAAGTTTTAATGGATCATTACGATCCTCAACGCAACCAGTATAAAATTTGTTTATCATTTGGTTGCGCCCTTATCTAAGTTTATCGTCAATGAATCTTTAATCAATTGCATATGGCACTCATGTTTTTCTCTGTCAATTACGTGATTGATTGTGGCAATCAAATAGTTACCGCTAATAATGTTATCTAAAATATCTTCATCAGCATCGCTACCTTTGATTGGCTCTGCTTTATAACTTTTTACATTTACCTTCTGACCAACTGTATAATCAGTACGACCAGCAACTGTAATATTAATTTTGTATGCTTCTGCCTGTTTTAAACGAGAAACACGTTTCTGTCTTACACGAACATCTGATACATCATCATAGTCCGTAAATAAACTATTTTCCATTACGTCATTATACATTGAAGCACGATAAGTTGTATAAACTTTGTTTGACGTAACTGGGTATTTATTGAGGCGAGTTTCCTCACCAGCCTTACCCCAATCTTTCAAGAATGAGTGCTTTAAGTTAAAGTATTCTTTCTTTGCCAGATCCATAAAAAGCATGGTTGAACCATATGCACCATGAGTAACTCTATCCATGTAATCATGGCTTATTGGAATATTCATCTCAGCAATTCTTCGATAATCATTTTCAAAATTACGCTTTGAACCACCAGAAGGAGAAACGCTGTCTGTAGAATTATTATTTAAAAAATACTGAATTGGTTCTTGCGAATTTAATGTATCTAGTGAAACAAAGTTGTACCCATAACGACTTTCATAGAAAACATAAGTTGGCGACTTACCTTTGTTTTGAGCATGCTTTAAAAGATAATTTATATTACGGACTGGTGACCAGAAGTTTGAAACAAATTTAAGTTTATTACTTGTTTCTTCAATAAGAATTTCTTTATCACTTGATAATTCATCTTCACCTTTAATTAAAGTTTTAGCAATATCTGAAATTAAACCATCATAACCTTTTGAGATTTTAGTATTGATATCAGCGATGGCTTCAATTGCAATAAAGTGTAATTGGTAAACCATACTACGCTCAGCCATTACTTCGCGATCTGCCATTTTATAGATGTAGAACCTACCCTGAATAACACCAGTCTTTGGTTTAGATTCATCTAAAGTTGGTGTGAATAGTTTTAAGTCAATAACCTCTTCACCAACGAATGGAAAGTTGCTGGCAAAGTCAAGAGATTCTTGGAAGATTAATGAACCCGAAATAAAGGGTGAAAACATATCTTCAAAAATTTGAATCGTTACCAATTGATTGGCCACATTAAATTTCTTATTGGTGATCAGGGAAGTGATTGTTACCTCAGCGACATTAATGTCACCAGCATATCTTAATTGTTTTGAACTTCCAGTAGCAGTAGATTGCGTTGCCATAATTAAGTTTTCATTAATTTAGTGAACTCGTTCATTATTTGTTCAATGAGTGCCTTTGAAACTATTTTGATAGTGCGTTTTGTTTCATTAATACGATCTTCATGTGTAATATTGTCTATAGATATTGCTGACGGATAATCTGAGTTTACAACAAATCCATCCGCATCTTCATAGTGATGAATTGAATAAACTGCATTGGTACCATATTTGTCTTTACAATATTCAATCAATCTATCATAAGGCAATGGCCAATCATTTAAATAATCAAAACGCTGATTAACAATCATTAATGCCCAATGGAGATCTGGTCTATCGTATAGTTTTTCAGAAACTATTTCTGGGGTTTCTCCATCAACAATATCGTATTCATCGTATAGACTAATATTTTCTAAAACACTTTTAAGAACTCGTACGTTTGCAGTAATGTCGCGAACAACAAATACTTTCTCTTCACCCGAACTTCCAACTCGGAAGTTATAAAGCATCTCTGGTAGTTTTTCAAAATAAGCCATTAGAATTTGTCCTGAATTTGTGCTTTTGTCAAGATTGCCAATTCCAAGAACGATAGAGTTACGTTAATCTGAGTTGGCATACCACCTTCAAATGTATTAAACATACCATTCGGTGTATAATTAACAGTTAAATCTTTTAATACGCAAGATGTGTGACGATGTAAATTTAAGTTTTCCACGCCACCCTGATAGTAATAAATGTCAAACTCAGAAGGATAGATGAATACGAAGTTGTTTAAATCTTTGTATTCTGGGTGCATGTGTAGTTTAAACGTATTAATTATTTTTATTACATTATCAGCTTCGTCTGCATTTCTTGGAGAGAATTGATAGTCAAACGTAAATTCACGGAAGTTTACGTTCTTAAAGATTTGCTCTTTCTTTGGATTTGATGCTAGACCAGAAGCTGCAGATAATGCTGCACCACCTGGAGCCTGAAGAGCCATACTGGTTAGAATTGAACCAGCTGTACCCATTAGATTAGATTTAGCACCACCAGTAGTGGCTGCTTTTGCAACTTCTCTATTCGCCATGGCTGCTGCTTGAAAAGCAAATGTGTCATCAGTTGCCCAGTCCATAGAGTAACGAATGTTTAATTGGTTTGGTACATGCAAGGCGACAGCTGTAGTAATACGTTTCTGTTGACGAGCCATACCACCAGATGCAGCGGCAACTGTACCACCCTGAACTGCACCAGCTGCTCCACCAACTAATGCTTTCTCACCAGCATCTTTCCAAGAACCTTTACCACCAGTCAATAAAGTTTTTGCACCCTCCAGTCCAACACCAGCTACAGCACCCTGTGTGGCTTGAGCAGCACCACCTTCTAGTTTACTTAGATCTTGTCCAATAAGGTCGCCACGTAATCTTGGAGGAATATCACCATCTACTACAGTTACTGCTTTATCTGCGAGTAACTTAGAATCATCTGCCACGTTAATATAAAACACAACATAATTACCACCATAAACACCCTTGTTATCGTAAAGATCTTCTGGATAAGTTGTGCTAGTTATATTGTATTTGTTTGATTCAAACTTGGTATTCATACCAGTATTTTGAATATTTTTACCGTCTGCATTAAGTCTTGAGCCACCACGTGCTGGGCTCAGCTGTTTATTGTTCGAATCTTGGATAAATTGGGATGCCATAGTTTTCTCTAAATTGGTGGCTTATACATTATTTAGGCTCTCTCGGTTGGTCTAAATATAAATGATGTTATTTATTTCTATTAGTATTTATGTTCCATAAAAGACGATTCGTGCCAGTGTTTCCCGAGAAGTATAGCGGAGACCCAACGAACATCATAATGAGGAGTTCTTGGGAAACCAGATTTGCCTCGTGGTGTGATAAGAATCCATCAGTCATAAAATGGAAGTCGGAAGAAACAGTAGTTCCATATCGTTGTCCAACTGACGACAGAATACATCGTTATTTCGTGGACTTTCAGATTCAGATTCGGAATAAAGAAGGTTTATTAAGAACCTATCTCGTAGAAGTTAAACCAGCTTCGCAAACAGTTCCACCAATATATCCTGGGAAACAAACTCAGAGATACCTGAACGAATCTATGGCTTTTATCAAAAATCAAGCTAAATGGAAAGCAGCCACTGAGTATGCTAAAGATCGTGGCTGGGAATTTAAAATAATTACCGAGCATGAACTTGGTATTAAATGACCTAAATAATTGAATGGCTACAACACCCAAAAATCCTACGATGCATGACGTCTTTGAGCGTAATAAATACGACCTCAAAACTTCGCTAAAGAAATCTCGTGCATGGTACTCTCAACAGGTATTGCTTCTTGGTAAGCAAGGAATCACACCACAGAGATTAATGCGAGAAGATCTTTCTTCTCTAAAGTCACGTATTATTCCTGGGAACCTGTATATGTTCGCATATGATCCGAAACTAAAAGCAACTCTACCTTACTATGATAGATTTCCTTTAGTTTTCCCATATGCTTCAGTTCCTGGAGGATTTATGGGTTTAAATATGCACTATCTTCCATACCCACTACGTATTCGTTTACTGGATAATTTGTTGGTATTCAAGAACAATGATAAGATGGACGGAACCACTCGATTAAAATACTCATGGTCGTTGATAGCTAATGTTGCTAAATTTAGAATGGCTGAACCATGTATTAAACATTATCTTTTACCACATGTAAAAACTGCTTTTAAGAAAGTCGATGTTAATGATTGGGCAACCGCAATGTTACTCCCAGTTGAACGCTTTATAAAAGCACCCAAAGAAAAAGTATGGAAAGACTCTCAGGCTAGCATATGAATATTTCAGATTTCGTATCATCAATCGGTAAAGCTGGTTTAGCCAGATCAAATCGATACACAGTAGAAATGTCTCTACCAGCAACGACTTATAATAATAACGATTATAGAAAAATGTTATTGTTATGTGAGTCGGTACAGTTGCCTGGTTTAAACCTTAACACTGCTCAAACTAGAACATTCGGTGAGATTCGTGAGATGCCTTATGAACTTAATTTTGATCCAATTCAACTTGGTTTTTATGTAGATGGCGAGATGGTCATTAAAGGAATCTTTGATCAATGGATTCAAAGTGTTCAACGTGGTAATACTCGTAACTTTAATTACTATGAAAATTATATTGCACAGACAGTTAAAATTAATGTTGAAGATCTAACAGATGATGTGAAATATATCGTAACTCTTTATGAAGCATACCCTAAAACTGTAACTCCAGTTCAAATGGGATATGATCAGAAAGATATTATGAAACTACAAGTTACTATGAATTATAAATTCTGGAGAAGTGAAATTGTTTCTCGTTCTGAACCAGCAGATAGACCAGCAAGCATTAGTAGAAATCTGCCTCCTGATTTCTTTGCTGAAGAACAAAACTATGAAACTACAATCACTAACTTCACAGATGCGATGGGCAACGTAGCCTATAACTTCCCATAATTATAAAAATAAAGGAAACCAAATGGCAGAATTAAGCGCAAGCGAACAAAAGAAAGAAGATTGGATGAATTCAAAATGGCGTCCAATGATGGGTTGGATGTATATGGGCGTATGTATGTTTGACTTCGTGATTGCCCCAGTTATGTGGAGTTTATTACAATCATTGAGTCATGGTGCAATCGGCACTCAATGGCAGCCACTAACGCTCCAAGGTGCTGGATTATTCCATATCGCCATGGGTGCTGTTCTCGGTATCGCTGCTATGGGTCGCACTCAAGAAAAATTAGCAGGAGCAAACAATGGCGGAATCTCCCCTACACCAAGCATGCCTTCAACATCTAGTCCTGCGCAAGCAGGAGGATTCGGATTCCCATCCGCAACTCCAGCACCAATTCCGAGACCAATGCCAATTGCAAGTACTCCAGCAGCTGGATTTGGTGGAGGATTCGGTTTGGATCCCAATGACCCACCAGTAAGAAATACACGAAACGATTAATATGAAAATTGATGATAGATTATCTGAAGTCTTTGATACACAACTCGTTACAAAGACAACAGCTGACGGTGATATGATTGATGCGCAGACTGGCGAAATAATTCAGTCTGCCGAAACAAAAATTGAAAATGACTACGATACAACTCGTAC